GATACGATTAAATCTTATTTGGCTGAAATTTCTAAAATGGAAGGGGAGTACGCTCCGCAGAAAGTGGACATCACTACCGGAGGAAACCCAATGGAGGCAATTACCTTTTCAGCAAAACGCAGAGAATGAAATATGCCGACATTTGGTTAAGCGATCCCCAGGCTGACATCATCGAAAGCACAGCACAAAGAAATTTATTCCATTCAGGCGCAGGTTCGGGCAAGTCGCATGGACTTGGTTTAATATCCGCAGATTTTGTAATTAACAATCCCGAAGTTAGGGGATTCATCGGGGCAAACACCTATTCACAGCTGACTAAGTCAACTCTTGATAGGGTGTTTAATGTTTGGGAAACAACCCTCGGCTATAAGAGGGGGATTCATTATGTGAGCAATATAATGCCTCCTAAGACCTTCAAAACATTCGGGGCAAGGCTCGATTCCTACGAACATGTAATTTCATTTGCAAACGGAGCTTTGATATTCACGGCTTCACTCGACAATTATAAAGTAATTGATGGAACTGAATTTGCGTGGGCGTGTCTGGATGAAACCAAAGACACTAAAGAGGAGGCGGTAAGGGAGGTTATAACAGCCCGATTAAGGCAATCAGGAATGTATATCAATCCGAGTGGTATTCTTTGTAAGGAAAAGAAAACGGGTGATTACAAGGGCTTCAATCCGTTATACATTTTCACATCCCCGGCAAAGACTGATTGGCTTGCTGAATGGTTTGACATTCCTGAATACTTTGAAGAAATAAACGCTTCAATATTTTCAGAAACAGATTATTTCCGTAAGCGCAAAAATGATAAGATGGTTGTTATTTCTTCTACTTACCATAACAAGGCAAATCTTTCTGATGGTTTTATTGAACAATTCATTGAAGATAACAAACACAATTCACAGCGAATAGATATGCTTGTTTATGGTTCTCCGTTGGCTAAGACTGGTGGAGAGTACTTCTCAAGGTTCGACCGTTTGAAACATATTAAATATATTCCTATTAACCCGGTGCTCCCGGTTCATTTATCCTTTGACTTCAACCGTAACCCTTACATGACCTGTTCGTGCTTTCAAACGTGGTGGGATGAATCAATTAAGAAATGGATTGTAAACCAATTTGATGAATTTTGTTTAGAAGCTCCAAAGAATTATACTGAGGCACTATGTCAAGATATTGAAGAAAAATACAGTCATTTATTAAAAAATGGATTGTTTTTTTACGGTGACTATTCCGGTAAGGCAGGTCGAACCAACTCCACGGAGGACGATTATGATGTTATAAACAGGGTGCTAAAGAAATACATAGGTGCTTACTCGGATAAGGTAATTACTAATAAAGGATTATCAGTTCGACATGATTTTATGAATAAGATTTTGTTCGGAGGATTGCCGCTTGAATATTATATTGCCCCTATTTGTAAACATTCAGTAAATGAGTTTGAATATTTAAAAGAAGATCCGAACGGAGGCAAGTTAAAACAGCTTGCAACAAACCCAATTACAAGCGTCCAGTTTCAAAAATATGGACATTTGGCAGACAGTTTTGAGTATTTCTTTACCTCCGCATTCTCACAATTTTTCAACCAATAATAAAAAGTTTATATTTGCAAATAAATAATTCTAAAACTATTACCATGCCATCATTAACATTAATACAGGGCAAAGCCCGATTAAAACAAGTCATTCAAACAGGTTTAAGACACCGAGATTATAAACGTGTATGTAAGATGGCAAAGGATTACAAGGCTTATATTACTGGTGAAGATGTGGAGGGATTGCTTCGTCAATTTGTGCCCAGAGAAAGCGCGGAACTATTTAAACAGCGTGTCGCAATAACATCACTTACAACTCCCGATATTGCCAATACTATCAGTACTCCAATGTATAAGTTGGGCCGTACCTCCGCGGATAGTTCAATGACGTGGAAAAATATTGAATCGACCGCAAAAAATAGAAGTACATTAACCGATTACCTGAATAAATTTTGGGGCGGCTCCTCAGTCGATAAGTATCTAACTTACCGGATGCCATCAATGGATTTAACTGACCCTAATAGTTTTATTGTCGTTGAATTTGAGGAAGCGGTTGACCCGGCAAAGCCTGATACAAGGGCGAACCCTTATCCCTTTGAAGTCAATGCTAAAGAGGCTATTGATTATAAGTATATCAATAACTCATTGCAATATTTGATTGTCCTGAATGAAGAAGAAACAAAGCATACAATCTATTTAGAAAATCATTCGGTCGTTGCTATTGAGTTTACAAAGGAAGAGATGGCCGGTATTATCACTGCATTCCCAAAGGCAGAAATATGGTACAAGGATGAAAAGGATAAGCAAAATTCACCAATGTATTATGTTTTAGAATACAATCATAAAGCAGGGCGTATGCCTGCCAAACGTGTAGGCTCGATATTAGATATTGAAACACGAGGACGTACCTGTGTACCAATGATTCATCCGGCTAAGCCTTATTTTGAAAAAGCGATTAAAACCGTTTCAGAATTTGATTTAACGAATGCTCTTCATACGTTTCCAAAGGTGTTCCGGTATGGTAACAAGTGTCCGGGAGATATGAAGAAAGGTATTATTTGCGATAGTGGTAAGAATCTTTCGGACGATACTGATTGCCCTGTTTGTAAAGGTTCGGGATGGTCTAATCAAACCACCACAGCAAGCGAGGTAATAGTCGCAGCACCAAAGGATATGAAGGACATGGTATCATTGGAATTAATGATGACCTATAAAGCCCCTCCTATTGATTTGGTTGCATTTCAAAAACAATACGGATTGTTTGATTTAAAGCAGTTGGCAATAAAGGCAGTGTATAATGGGGATACGTATGTTTCGGACACGGTAGTAGCCACAGCGACCGCTAAGAACATCGACTTAGAATCTGTTTATGATACGCTCAAACCATTTGGCGATAACTGGTCTGCAATGTGGGTTCATATCGTTTCATTGACTGCTATTTATCTTGACTTAGGAACTGACTTGACAGTAACTCACAGCTTTGCGAAGGACTTTAAAATGAAGTCGCTGGCTATGCTGTTATCCGATTTAACATTAGCGAATACCTCCGGTGCTCCTTCGTACATTAAACAATCCATTGCACATGATTTGGCAAAGAAAGTTTATGTAGACCAACCCTCGGAACTATTGAAAATACAAACGAAAGAAAAGTTTTTTCCGTTCAATGGGAAATCGGAAAATGAAATAAATTATATTTTGGCAAATGATTTGGTTTCTAATTTTGATAAGACTTTTTACGCTAAGTTTGATAATATCTTCTTTGAAATTGAGCAGGAGCAATCCAAACTATCATTGAACTTTTACGATATGGAATATCAAAAGCAAAAAGATTTGATTAAAATAAAAGTTGATGAGTATCTGGCTGTTATTGAAACGGAGGGCGCAGAAGGAAGGGCAATGTCATTCAATGCACCAGGGGGTGCACAGGAAGTCGCAGTAGCATAATCAAATGACACGAAAAGAAATAAGCAAAATAAAAACTGATTTTGTTCTCAAACGGGAAAAGTTGATACGTGCGAAGATGTCCACGTATCAGTTGGATTTGTTTGATAAACTTTTCAACAAGTATCTAAAAGATATTGTCGGTAAAAAATTCTCTTCCGCTGAAGAACTGAAAGTAATAAATTCAATCGAGAAAACTGTTAAGGAGTTCTCAATTAATGCCAACACATCTATTTTAAAGGATTACAGCGATTCGGCTTTTTCTCTTGGTAATTGGACTATGCGATACTATGCAACAATGTTTGATGACGTTAAAAAGCTGGATTTAATCAGAAAAAAAACAGTCGAAGTACAAAAAAGAAAGTTGGGATTGAAGCCGGACGGAACGATTAAACCTAATGGATTCTTTGATAAAGTCATTGCTGATCCATCCATTCAAAAGCAGGTTGCTAAAGAGGTTCGCAAAGCAATTACCAACAATTACGACCTGCTTAAATTACAGGAATCATTTAAAAAAATTATTGTAGGCTCTCCTGAGCAATCAGGTATCTTTGAACGGCATTATAACACTTTTGCAAAGGATGTTTTAAATTCTATTGATAACGCTAATAGCAAGATTTACGCTGATGAATTAGAACTTAGACACGCTTATTATGGCGGAGGGCTGATGCTTACATCTCATGATATTTGTATTGAGAATAACGGCAAGATTTTCAGCACAAAGCAAATTGAAAATCTAAGGAACGATCCACGGATTGTAAAGATGTACGAAAATTACCCAGGTGAATACGACCCGTTTGAATTGCCCGGCGGATTTGGGTGCAAACATCATTGGGATTACATAACCGCTGATTTGGCTAAAAGAATCACAGCAAGTCAAAATAAAAAAGCGGCTCAAAGGAATTCCGCTTTTGTTAAGAGAAATAAATTATAAGTATTTTAATTATACGGATAAAATTTACATTGTCCGCTGACAATAGTAACCTTCGTACCACTTGCAGACCATGCAAGACCGCTGTAACTCTTAAATCCAATATCATACGTTCCCGGCTTAACATCTTTAGTGATGAATCCAGCAGCACCACACGGAGGAGATTGTACAGCGTATTTCAAATGTGCACACTCCACACCTTCCCATATCAAAGTCCAGTCTGCTGTATTATGAGTTTTATAAAAAATCATTGTACCGTTTGGTTCTGCTTTTTTTACTTCTTCTTTCTTTTCGCATCCCGAAAATGCAAAAGTAACTGCTAAAATCAATAATATTTTTTTCATGGTTTTGTTTTTTTATTAGTTAATAAATAAATTTCGTCTGCAATTTCATTTTGTCTTGAATGATTTTTTCTATGTTCAAACCATATTGATTTTTTCTCATCCTGTGGCAATGACTTCAAATATCCTGCATTGTGCCTCAATATCGTTATTGTTTTATTTTGTTTTGCAGCTTCCAAAGAAAAAACAAGATCAGACATTTTCATATCTTTTGAATAAATTAAATCAATAGGATTGAAATATTCTGTATCAAATCCAGCAACACCAGTTCCTGCAACATCAATTACTTCCTCTTTTAAAACACTTCCAAGGCACCTGAATGATTTATGACCTCGGTAATAAGAACGCCCAAGCCCTAACAATTGCCTCCCGTGGTGCGATACTATTGTCCCTGTCCTTTCAATTGCTGAAACCATATCTTTAACGTAGGTATCGCCATAAACTATATCGTCATCACAGCACAAATAATAAACCGATTCCTTCAAATCATAAAGCCCGTAGAACTTTCCGAGGTCGGTTAAATTTGGATTTACTTCATTGTCGTAAAGCACTATCTGGTCGCACTGTTTTGAAAGCGAAATCAATACTTGTTTTAATGATTCTTCTCTCCCTGCATAGGTGGCAATGCCTATTACAACAGGTTTTTTATATGATGTTTTTCGCTCAATCATTTGTTTTGGTGGCTAAAAAAATAAGTCGGAGTAGCGTTGAATTTATATCTATCATCATAACCAAGAGGTTTTAATAATTTTCTCATTTCAAATAATTCTTTGTCTGTTTGGCACTCAATAAATAAAGCAGGATGATATTTATTTATAATATTAATCATTCCTAATATTGCCTTTTCTTCGTATCCTTCGCAGTCAATTTTAATTAATGTTACAGGGTTTTTATCTGAAATAACAAAGCAAGGATCGAACACTATTAGTTTAGCTTTTATTGTCCCGGTCTTATCTACCTTATTCATCCCTGCATTACCACTAACCGCAAGCATAGATATATCTTCATTCGTGTCCGACAATCCTACATTAAATATTTTAGTGTTTTCTAAATCATTTTGATGAATGTTTTTCGCCAATAATTTAAAAGTATCTGGGAACGGCTCAAATGACATTACCGAACTGGCGCAATACTTCGCAAAGAAAACAGTATGATTGCCAATGTTTGCCCCTACATCAATAAATAAGCCCTTTGGAATATTGTCCCTTATAAATAGCAGCATTGCTGATTCGTAATAATAATCACTCCTAACAATAACATTTGTTATGTGATCGCCCTTAAATAAGGTTAATTTTGTTTTGTCTTTTAATGTATGGTTTATTGTTTCCATTTCACTTGCTTAGTAAAGGAACTTTTTTTCGGTGTTCAAAGTGCATCAGGCTATCGTGGTCTCCGTGAAAACAAAGACTTTTCTTTGGAATAAACATTTTAACTTTCAAATTGTTTAACCTGGTTGTCATTTGTTGGCCAACACCTGAACTTATGTTTGGATTCATTTTGAACCTGCATTGCTCAACCGGATGAATTGTAAAGTCTAATTTTTCAAGAGTTAATCGAGGACAAAAGAAACCGCAGTCTGTGAAATAACTTCTAAACGAATACTCATCATGTACGGTCATTCTTTTATTACCCCAGCACTTCACCCTGCCATCGTTGGTAACATTGTAACAGTATGCCTCCAAAGTACGCCCAAATCCTTTATATTTATTATGGTACTTAAATATATTTTCAAATTGAATATGTGAAACATCGGACGGGATGAACAAATAAATATCGGCATCAATATTTTTGCACAATTTTAAAGAATAATCAAATAACTTCCAAAAATTAGACTTGCCTCCGTGTGGCAACTGGTGAAAGCATTTGTTTGATGAGGTAAAATCAGAGCCGTCATCAATGATTGAAAAAGAAACTTCGTGTATTTCCTTTGCCTGAAAATCTTTTATCTCTTTAATTAAAGATTCAAGCATTCCCTTTCGTTGGTAGCTGTGAATGTTGATGTGTAGCTTCATTTTACGTATTCAAATCTTCTTCTTCCTGTAACTCATCTTCCGTTAAAAATGTAAACTCAGTAAAAACATTAATCGGTTGCAATGGCTTGTTAAAAGTCATTTGACATACGTACAGCTTTCCTGTTTCATTTATTTTTGCAAGGTCTTCCTTACTAAGCTCCCAGCAACTTGTTACTATCCCATCTTCGGTTCTATGTGCTGGCAATGGTTCATACTCTTTTTGATTTTCTGCGAAGACAACGTTTTGTCCTTCAAATGGGATTGGTTTCATAGCTTTTTATTTAGGTTTATAAATTAACTCCATACCTTCAATTTCAAAGTAAAGGTTCTGTAATTTGTGAACATAAGGCACTTTGATATGCTTTGATGTTTTGGAATGGATTACAAATACAGGCTCTAAAGTTCCATTGTTAATAGGTGTTTTAAATTGTATTAATTGAAAATCACCTTTATTGAACTCCCAGAAATCACCCATGTCGATTACTTCAAAGCCTAAATAATGCGCCCATTCTTTTGTTAGTTGGATAAATGGAAATTCCGATATATCATTTGATCCATCATTTAGTAATTCAAAAAATTCCAAATCAATACTTATTGGCTTTCTTCCATTTGATACAGTATTTCCGCAACGCAACTGATTTACTTCAATCATTTTTTATGAGTTTTCTTTTATAATAGGATTTCTTTTTGCAGGAATCAGAGCAATATAGTTTTTTTTTTGTGAATAAAAAGAACTCTTCACAATTTTCACATTTACAATAAATCGGAATTTTACTTTTTGTACTCATTTTCAGGAACAAAAGTATAAAAAATATTTGTATGTGCAAATTCAATAAAATTTCGTAAAAAATAATTATGCAGTATTAAATATTTTTTTTAGTTTTGTCAAAACAAATCACAGGTCATGGCTCAAACTATTATCGCCCAAAAAGGAAAATTAAGAAAAAGATTCAATCTTGATTCGTGGAATTTATTGAAAGATAAAAATGGTTGGGTACCGCCAAGCGTTAGCTTTGAACCTTTTTATTTCCCATCGATATAAAGTTTTCCATGCCCAGAATTACTCCGATCCACTATAGAAAACTGGCTAAAGTTTTTGAG